TGGCTAGGGCAGAACCAGTTTCAGCATTATATGAACAAAACAGAGTTAAGCATGTAAGAGGATTGAACGACTTAGAGGATCAGATGGTACAGTGGGAACCTCTAGGTTCTATTGGGTCTCCTGACAGATTAGATGCTCTAGTGTGGGCTATCACTGATCTAAGTCTTAATGGTTACGCAAAGCCACAACTTAAACTAGCGTACTCTAGTGCCAAAGGGCTAATTTAATATGGCTACAAAGAAACTATCGGAAGGTGCAGCTAAGAGTATTCTTGGTGTAGCTGGTGATAACACTCGTACTGGACAAATACGTGCAGATGAGTTTATCCCTGAACTACGCGGTAAGAACGCTATTCGCAAGTATCGGGAGATGCGGGATAATGACAGTACTATTGGTGCGGTTATGTATGCTGCTGAACAAGTGCTTAGAGATGTCAAACTTAAAGTGGAACCCGCCAATGATACTGAGGAAGCTAAACGTGAAGCTGACTTTGTGGAAAGTATCTTTGATGATATGGATCACAGTCTTGACGATCACATTGCAGAATCTTTATCGTCGTTGTCGTATGGTTTTGCGTGGTTTGAAGTTGTTTATAAGCGGAGAGTTGGCCCTACTCAAAGATCGCCTAAGAAAAACAGTAAGTACACTGATGGACGCTTGGGTGTCCGTAAGATTGCTTGTCGTGCGCCTTGGACAGTCTCTAGGTTTGATGTAGAAGATAAAAGCGGTGATGTCTTAGGCATCTATCAGGACGTAGGTTATGGATCAGGAAAGCATTATATTCCCACTACTAAGAGCCTTTACTATCGTACTACTGTTCTTAATGGTGATCCTAGTGGCCGCTCTATCCTCCGCAATGCTTATTCCTCGTATGTTTATCTAAATAACCTACAGAGCATAGAGGCTATAGCTGTTGAGCGTGAACTAGCTGGTATCCCTGTTGCTCGTATTCCTTCGGAGTATTTGTCGTCTGACGCAAGTGCGGCCCAGAGTGGCTTCGTAGGCAACCTACAACAAATCCTTCGTGACGTTAAGTTTAATGAACAAGGTTATATTATAACACCTAGTGATACTTACCCTGACAAGGATGGTTCACCTACAAACATTAGACTTGTAGACATTGAACTAATGAGTAGCAATGGCAATCGTAATGTAGATATTGATCCCATTGTTAGGCGTTACCAACATGACATTGCCCGTTCTGTACTTTCTGAGTTTCTTATGCTCGGTGGGGGTAACAACGGATCATACGCACTCTCCAAGTCTAAGACTGACCTGTTTCTACGTGCCTTAGAAAGCTACATCCAAGCTATTGTTGATGTGCTCAATAAGCAATTAGTAGAACGCCTATGGCAGCTTAACGGACTTAACTACGACCTCATGCCCTGTATCAAGGCTGGTGATGTTGCCCCACACGACCTGCGTGAGATTGCAGCATTCCTTCGTAACCTTAACGGTGCAGACATTAACGTCAGTGATCACCCAGAGGTTATACAAGACCTTATGGATATAGCTGAACTGAACTATGACCCTATTACAGAGGTCTCAACTGAAACTGACCTACCCGTTGAGGTAGAAGAAGAGAATAAGGAAACTACATAATGCCAGCACCAGTCACAGCACTGAGCAATGCTTTTAAACTAGAGTTGCTTAAAGGTAATCACGACTTTGATAATGATACATTTCGTGTAGCCCTGATTAAGGAAAATCCAAGTGGTACTTATGGTGCCGCAACAGTAGCATACTCAGAACTTGCTACAAACAGTGATCACCCATCTGGTGTTGGTTACGCTGGAGTTTTTGATACCCTATCTACAGGGGCAGAAGCAGCTATTGCCACTGGATACCCTCAGATGGATGGTACAACTGCCGTGATGGACTTTGATGATGCAGTGTTTGCAAGCGTAACTGTTCAAGCTGATGGTTGTATTCTTTATAACCCCAATGCTGATAGTGCAGCTAATGTTATCGCAGTGTTTAACTTTGGTGGTACAGTTAGTGCTACCGCTGGTGACTTCACTATTCAGTTCCCTGCCCCCGGTGCTTCTACAAGTATTCTACGCCTAGCCTAATCTGAGGATACCTAAGAATGGTAAAGTTCGTCGACAGAGTTAAACTTAATCTGACCACTACAGGTACAGGTACAGTAACCTTTGGTTCTGTTGTCGATGGCTTTCAGAGCCTTGTTGATGCCTCTGTTGTTGATGCTGATGTTGTAAGATATGCGATTGAAAGTGGAACTGACTACGAGGTAGGAACTGGTACTATAGGACTAGCTGGTGGAACCTACACTATGGCTAGGTCTCCTAGTTCCTCCTCTGAAAGTGACAACTCAGCTATCAACGTAGCTTCTGGTGCTGTATGCTTCCTTACCATGTTAGCAGAAGATGTAGTACAAAACTTATCTGACTTAGATAATGTATCCGATACTACACCCTCTGGTGGGCAAACACTGTCTTGGAACGCAGGTACTAGCTCTTGGTCTCCTGCTTCCCCTTCTGGCGGTATTACAAGCGTAGGTAACTATGCAGGTCTCCCTGCGTCTCCTAGTGAAACAGACCTAGCTTGGGTGCAGGATACTAAGTCTTTATATGTTTATGATGGTACAGAGTGGGATCGAATATATTCCGGCGCTCAAGAGATGGTTGAATGGACAACTGCGGCTAATTCATCTTATAATATAATGGTTGGCAGCTCCAGCACAACGATCAGTGTAGCCGCCACGGACCCAGATGGATTTGGCGTCACATATGATTATCTGACAAATCCATCAAATCCATCATCTGCTACTGTAGCTCAAGGCACTGGCGCAAGCACAAACGATTTCAGCATTACTCCCGATTCTACAAACCTTGGCAACTTTTCTTTAAGAATTACTGCAAGTGACGGTGTTTCTAAAGTTTCAACAGTTTCCGCTATAAACATTTTAGCCCCGGCGTTATTAACAGGATTAACGGGCGGAACAGGCGGGGGGGCGGGTGCCACATCATATACTGCGCCCGGTGGCATGGTAGTTACATCACCTAATGGTGCTTATAGCAGTAGTGGTAATTATTACATGTCTCACCTTTTTAACGGGAACACTTCTTCTGGCTCCGGCGCTGGTTATTGGTTGACAGATGGTGGATCGACAGGGTACTTAACATTTGATTTATCAAATCACACCGTTTCTGGTAGTGCTATTGGTTTTATTCAAAAAGTTATAGTTTATCCCAAGACTCGGTCTGATTCATTCACAAATATTACAAGTGTCGAATGGTCAAATGATGGCACCAATTGGACTCAGTCTCACGGCAATCAGGGCTGGACAGATTCTTTGTCGCTTGGTTACAACGAGACCTTTTTGATAAATCAAAACGCAACATACTTTAGGCTAGGTATGCAAATGAGTGGAAGTTGGGGCTTTTCTTTGCACGAAGTTCAAATTCATGCAGGATAAAATAGGATAGGTAAAAATGGCAATAAATTTTAATTAAATGCTAGGTTTCGCCCCCATAGCATCCACCACATTAGGTGGCTCTGGCGTTGTCAGAGAGGTAGTGCCAGCAGGTATAACAGGGGTTCAATCTTCTGTAACTTTGGGGGCTATCTCCCTATCTACTGACGCCACCATATCTGATCAAGCTGTAAGAAAACCCGAGACTGTTTATTTCTATGACCCTAATAATGATGGCGTAGGGGTTTTACGCAACAATGAGCATGTTCTTTACAACTGGATAAACTCTTTTATCTTAGGTATGCGGCCTCAGATATTTGATGGTGGCCCAGATTATGATAATGCTACAAGTGGTCCTATCTGGGACGAGTCTGTAGCTGGCGATAGGGCCTTATCTTTACAAACTAAGGTTATCTCTGAGTTAACCTCTGACCCGATAGTGTCTCAGTCCTCATGGGTTCCCTTGGTTAACGGTGACTACACCTACCCAGCTACCTATGAAGCTGCTCTTGGTTATGATGCTAGTAACTCCTACCCTGTCACTGTAAATCTAAACCACTTACCCTCTGAGACTATTGTTAACAATGCTGCAACTGTTAGCACTATTGATGACCCTCTCTTAGCTACCCTTACTTTCCCTGCGACTGACCCTAGCCTGTTTAATGTTATTGTTGGACAAGTACGCACAATAAATACTTACGACCCAATTGATACTGCTACTTACTTTAATAGCCTTATTACAGGTCAAGTTGGTTCTTTCCTTAATTCTCTTGTAGGGGAAAACAAGCACTATTTACTACAGAAATATGATACAGATAAAGGTTTTGATGTTGGTACTCTATCTGTAGCAGCGTCTGGTAACGATAAAACAGACGAGACTATTCTGGCGGGGATATGTAACTACAAATACATTATTCCTGACAGTGATTCCCAAGGGATGACACTTGGGTTTAATAGTGCCATTAAGATACCTGCAACAGAAGAGTTGACAGGCTTTGAAGTAACTCAGTCAGACAACTTACAAATACAAGCTAATGTCTCTGTCTTTGTATATAAAGAAATCATTACCCCACCAACAGACCCAGACATACCTGTAGAGGAACAAGACCTCACACCCTTTAAGGTAGGCTTTGAGATTGCTACTGTAGGACTACCTGACCCTCAATGGTACTTGAGTACGTCTAGGGTAGAAATTATAGCGGAACCCAATCAGCCTGCTAATGATGTAATATATCCTTACGCCTCTCGTTCACCTACTGCTGGACCTACACAGACAGATTTTGACTTTGCAGTATCCCTTGGGGTCTTAGCTGGTCCTATAGCTGTTGATCAACCTGTAGATGGTTTTGATGCTACCTTAACTTTAGGCACTCCCACCCTTAGGTCTTTTAATACCATACCTGTAGCTTCTCAAGTTGTCACACTAGGTTTAAACCTTTCTGGTGTAGAGGCTCAACCCACAGAGATTATATACCCCTCTGACAGCATACTTATATCTGCAAGTTTAGGAAGTATTGCAACTCTAGCTACCTCTAATGCCACTTGTACAAGTAGGCTTGCTACCCTTGGCTTAGGCAACATAACTTTTGCTGCTAATGCTAACACTGCACCGTCTGGTGAAGAGATTACAGGATCAGTAGGTGATGTTACCTTTACGGGTGATGCTAACACCTTCCCTTCTGGACTAGAGCTGGTCGCTAGTGTGGGCATAGCTGGAATACCAGCAATTATTCCAGTAACCACTGCTGGTTTTGTTACTGTCACCCTAGGTATGGTTGGAGTAGGGGCTGGTAAGCTAGTATCAGGTTTCTC